CTCATCTTCATAGGCTCTTCTTCACTAGGGAGTTCTCTAGGCATCATTGATGCTATACCTGTGTTCTCTGTCATAGATGTCTTGGGAGCCATTTGCTGTGCCATCATAGAGGCTTTTTCCATAGGCATACCAGAGGATGCCACAACCTCCTCTTTAACTGTGGGTTGGTCTGCACCCTGACGTTTAGCCAAATCCTGAGACATAGTACGTCTTCTGTTTAACTCTGAAAGAACAAGGAACTGTGGAACATTGCCAGTTGGCATCTGCATTTCTCTTAAGAGTTGCTCCTGAGAGAAGTTCTTTAGTTGGTCTTGTACCTCTAAAACATCAAGCATTAGTAACCCAATCCTTTATATGCACCAAGAGCCGATATACCAGTTCCTATTATGTCTTTTAGTGGATTAGTGGCTTGATATTGCACAGCCGTTCTGGATGGCTGTATCGGTATACCTCTTAGAATAGAGGAAAATAGCCCTAGTTTCTCAGCAGGATAACCCTGTTGTCTTAGGAAATCCTGATATCCCATGTCTAGTGATGCCTGATCTCTAGCCATCTGTGCTTTACCTATTGATTCCATAAGTCTGGCTGCCTCAATATCACCTGCTCTAGCTCGTGTAGCCAAGCCTGCTAGTTGACCTGCAGCCCCTAAGCCAAGTCTCTGTGCATCCATTTCAGCACCTCTGTCAGCCTGAAATAAACCTGATGCCTTATCAAAGGCTTGTTGTCGTCCTCTTTCTTCAATGCCTGCTAATCTGTCTAGATACTTGCTTTGCTCTAAACCTCTTTGAACTCCCTCTCTTGATCCACCAAAGGCTCCTGCTGATATGGCCTGAGCTGCCCCTTTAGGTAGTTGTGCCAAATAATCCTCAGTTGCGCCTTGTTTCTGTCGTGCAATAACAGCATCCATATAGGGAGACATATACTTGTCTACTTCTTCACCTGTAAACTGGCGTGGCTGAAAGTCTAACGACTGCTCTACTCTACCCATAGCTTTGTCTAAACCAGGTAGACCTGCACCTACTAAGTCTCTTACCTGTTGCTCTGATGTTAGTAAGTCTTGTGATGGGTCAGCTAGTCTTTGACCACCATATGGCTCGTAATCTCTTTGTGATTCGGCCTCTGTTCTTTGTACAAGCCTTTCAAAATAAGGTCTTATGAAGTCAGGGAGGTTAGTTTGTACAACCTCTCTCTTTGTTTCTACTGGTGCTGATCCTTTACTACCCATTTAATTCCATCCTATACGCTATATAATCTGGTTTCCAACCATATTTGTTAAGCCATCTCTTCCATGCTCTTCTGCCATAACCCTCTAGGTGTAGACAATTATTATCTCTTGCAAACTTTTCTATGGTGCGTTGAGCCTCTGGCAACCATTCTTTCATTCGTGTTCCACCAATAAAATCCATAGCCAATGCTCTACGTTCTGGGTACTCAATTACACGAGTTGTTATAACAGCTATCATTTTCTTACCATCCATAACAACCCATAACTCATAAAAACCTTCACTAATATAATCGTAAACGTCTTTTACACTTAACTTACCTTTTGCCGTTTTGACAGCAGGTTCTAAAATCTTTACTACGTCATCCCAAACAATGTCTATGACTTGCTTAGGTACGGCACTAAACATCATACAGGTAACATCATTTCCTGTGGTACTTGCTCTGGTTGCTCCATCTTGCCTGTACGAAGCTGTCTTACTCGTGTCATCATGTCCTCTAGTTCTCTAGCTCCTGCATCAGATGAGCCATTGCCTATGCCACTAACCACATCAGCAGGAACGACAAACTCACCATCACTTAACATGACATCCTGTTGTCCTTCGAGGGTAGCAGGAACCTTGTCATCCATGCCATCACCTTCGCCTTCTATCATATTATCTTCTCTTGGCTGATCAAACTCACCATCGTTGACACGCTCTATAAGGTCTTCTAAAGCCTCTTCACCGTATTTGGCTACAAATACACCCAAAGCTATCTCAGGGCTGTCTGACAAGCCTTTTATGGCGTTTACAGCGTCATCTATGATCTTGTTTGCCTCCATATCACCTTCTACGGCCCCACCTTCTTGCATAAATCCCATTTTATTACGCACATCCTTGGGTAGATTTGGCAATCCTTTATTGCCTTCTGGTATAGGTTTTAACTCACCACCATTTGATAAAGCCATAATGCCACCACTATTCATAAATCTAGGATCATTTGGGTTCATCAAGCCAACACCAAAGTTAGGGGATACACCATAATCAAACTCACCATCAAAACCTGGTCGGTATCCCTTTGGTGGTCTTCGTGTAATACGGTCTGGAACGCCTGCCTGTCTGTTTTCAAACGGAACAGGAGCCACTGGTGGTAATGCAGGTGGTGGAACAGTGGCTTGCCCTAGAGCAGCCTGACCTAATACAGCAGGGTTTTTAAGCGTTTCTAATCCTGCCTTCATTGTGAAATCAGTAGCACCTGATGTACCTAATTCTCCTGCCTTAGCTAAAGACTCAATACCTGCCATCTTACCAATAGAACTTAGTGCCTGTCCTCCAAGGAAAGATGTCAACCCTGTTTCTATGCCTTTGCCTAAGTCACCTGTCTCTACAAATCTCCCTAATCCTGATCCTAAAGCACCTGCACCCAATGCACCCATTGCACCTAATGCCCCTGTACCACCTAAAGCTGAACCTGCTAATCCAAATAATAATGGGAGAACCATATAGTTATTCCTTATTCCATAACCTAATTAAATCTGTATAATATATCGTTTACCTATATACATCAAATAAAAATTTATAAAAGGAAATCATCATGAAGCAAACAAAGAAAGAAGAAATCATTGGCAAGGCACAAGAGATTGTAGGCAAGCGTGGCAATAGCTATGGTACGCCTTATCAAAACTTTAGCCGTATAGCAAAACTATGGTCATGCCACCTTGAAAAAGACATATCTGTGTATGATGTTGGTGTCTTGTTTATGTTAGCCAAAATAGCTAGATCAAAGGAAGATATGCACCACGAAGACACTTGGATTGATATAGCGGGGTATGCAGGAGCTACAGCCGAAGCTATAGATGATTCTACCACTTAACCTTGTCAGCCCAATAGGCTGCTGACATCTTACCCTTGGCTATATTCTTAGCGTGTCTAGCCTTGAAACTCTTACGTTTCATCTTCATACGCCTTGATTCGCCTGCCTTTGGCTTGCCTGCTGTACCACTAACCGTACCCACTTTCTTGCCTTGCTGACCAAACCGTATGGTTTTAATCTTGTCACCCTCTTTAGCCACAACAATGTGTGACTTCTTTGGGTGGCTAGGTGTTCTCTTCGGCTTATTATATCCTGATACACCTGCTCTAGCTAATCGTGGGTCTTTTTTAGTCGTCATCTTCCTCTATCATCTCCAAGGCTTTTTCAGTGGTTTCCTTGTTACGTCTTGTCCATCCCTTACCAAATGTATCAAATGTTTTCAAAGATTCATAGAAGTCTTGTCGTATCTTGCCAAACTCCTCTATGACATACTGCGTATTCTGTGTGCCTATCAACGCCAATGTCTTTGGCCCTATAGCTCCGTCTTGTGCTGCACCACATATCTTTTGTATAGCCTTAGCTGACCTGCCAGTGCCGCTGTTCACAGCCCAGTCGAAAACGACCCAGTCAACGCCAGATTCTAAGTCATCACATTTACAGCGATCCCAGTAGTTTTTCTTGTATATAGGAGCAACATCCTCAACCGTGAGGTCTTTCATATCCTTTGTACCACCCCATTCCTGATATACTTTCTTTGTGACCCCAAGGTTAGTTTCGCCCCCGGGATCGCTGGGATGATTCACATAGCCACCTTCGTGATGTAGTAACATTTTAAGGCATTCATCAAAATTATCTTTCATCGTTTTCCTCCTTTACATTTGATTTCTTACGAACAAAATTTATCCATTCCTTGTGCATATCATAAAAGTATTGACAGTATTTACAACGTAAACTTCCATCTACGTTCTCCATGTCATGACCACAAATTTCACAGCTAGTTGACGAGTTCTGATTCATTCAGTTCTTTGAAGAACTCTTTATCTTTGGGAAGAAATACTTCCACATAGCAATCACAGCTTGGGCAAGAAAGGTTCGTAACCATTGAGAAGTCATCACTATCCTCAACATCGTGATCACCACCCCATATTAGATCAGTGTCGCAATGCCAACATTTCATTTTGTTAATCCTTTCTGCTTTTCATATGTACGGAGTCCACCAATCCCAAGCATACCACCTAAAACTGTAAGCAATGTACTCATGTCAAACTCTGGTAGGTCTGGCACATCTACACCTGCAAAGGCACATACAAAGATAATTATGTCTTTTAAGAGAAAATGATATAGGAAGGCAATCGCACAGACCCAGCCAACAGCAGGTCGCCAACCACCCTTAAACAATGACCCTGACTGTGCTTCAGCCTTGTTAACCTCTATTTGAGAAAGATTCAATTCCTGAGCGTGTTTCTGGCTCATAGTGGCTATCTCGTGGGCGAGAGCTGCCTTTTGATCCTTATCTTCAATAAACTTATCTAGCAACCCTGTTACAGGTGCTATCAGACTTTGTATAACCATTATCTATATTTCCTTGTTTTCTTAGCTATACTCTTGGGTTGCTTGACAAACTGCTTGCCTGCCTTTGTACCCTTGCGTTTAGCTCGTGTTGTGGCTGCGTATTCCTGTGGAGATAGTGCCTTTATAGCTTTCTCAGGTAAATAGCGTTCACCTGTCTTACCACTAGGCTTACCACTCTTTGTACGCCATTTTTGTTTAGACCAGTTCTTAAGACTTTTTTGTGACTTTTTTAGTGGCATCTTTTCTAGGTCTTCCTCGTTTTGGTTTTGTGTTTGGCTCTGATGTCTTCTTTGGCTTTTTTTGCGATTTGGGCTTGCTTGTTTTTACCTGCAACTTTGGCTCTTTGTTCGAGGACGGTGAGGATTTGTATTTTCCTAGCAAACGGCTTATTAATACGCTTAACCTTACGAGCAGTTGCTTGGGCATCTGCCACAGTGGCAAATTTAATAGAGACTGTATCTTTGGGGTTTTCATCGGTATATAACCTCCTTCCAGAACCTTTCGGTTTCTTTCCTGTTCCTGTTTTAGGATCTTTTCTTTTTACCATAATCCTTAAACTTTTTGTTTTTTACTAAAGTTCCTAGAGACTTAGCTTGTTTAGCGTGTAACTTAGAGGCTTTTTTAAGACCTTTAATTACCTTCTTAACTCTTTTAACGTGCATTTTATTTGTAACCTCCACCTTTCTTCTTGTACTCAGATGCTAGTAACTGTGCCTTTCGTGCTGACCACTGACCTGGTTTGCCCCCCTTAGAACCTGCCTTGATCTTATTAAATAAGTTCTTTCTCATGGTAGGCTTGGTATAGTTACCTGCCTCATTTACACGAGATTTTGTCTTACCACCCTCTTTTAGCTTTATGGCTGACAAGGCTTTAGCCTGACCTGCGTGTGTTTTAGAGGCTTTCTTTAAACCTTTTATCACCTTCTTTACTGTTCTTTTTGTTTTAGGTGTTGCGTGTGGCATTACTTCTCTCCTTTGTCTGCTCTTTTTGCAAGCTGATTAAACCCTATGAAACTAGCCAAAATTCCCATGTTTGATAATACCCAAATTTCAGCGATTCCTGAGAGGTGTGAAATTCTATCAACAGGAATTAACGGTGTCATCAATACAACTATAAAAGCCGTAACAGTCAAAGCTGAAAACCAAACTAGATAACGCTGTTGATCTTCTTTCTTGTCTCTGTTCTCCAAAAGAACCATACGCTCTCGCATAGCCATCTCTTGATCTGTAACTACACCGTCACCGTTAGTGTCAGCTTTTTCCCACACGGAGCCTTTTTCTAGTTTCTTTTGTTTCATGTCTGTCTACCAAAAAACTGTGTCTGTTCCTTGTTGTCTTTATCAAAATAATACCAACAACAATTATCTTTACCAGTGTTTTTACTTCCTTTAATCCACTCCACTCTACCAACACTTACGATCTTTTTCAACATATCACGGTAATGTGTGCTTTGTTTGGTGTGCATCCAGTCGGCATCAAACAGCAACCATGTAGGTTTTATTGAGGTGCAGTGATAGATTACCCTGTGTAGTATCTCACGGCTCCACGGTGGATTTGTTATAATTACGTCTGATGCTTCTATGTCTTTGTGAAGAAGATTAAACACATTCTTTTCGTGTATACCATCATCCTTTGGCTCTATATCACAGGCATAGTTGCACCTAATATAGTCAATATCAAACAAGTTATTTGTAAGGTATTCTATATGACGTATCAGGGAGCCATCGCCTGCACATGGTTCAGCAAATGTCTTGATGTGACCAAGTATGTGAGGAATAAGAGGATGCACAGCCTCTAATGGAGTCGGATAATAGTCTTTCTCTACACGTTCAAAGTTACTTCTTTTGCCCATTTTATGGTAATGTTACGGTTACCGACCCTAGTCCTGTCGTTCCCAAACTGCCTCTTGGATGTGGTCTATCTACTCTACTTATTTTCACAAACCCATCGTGGTCAAATAATGATCCCACTTCTAGGTTATCGTCATGTGCCTGTAGATTAGTTAAGACTAGACCTGTGTTTCTGCCCTCTCCCCCTGCGTTTTGCTGTTCTGTGTATATCGCAAAGGCTCTTACTATCTGTGTTATGTAGTTTGCATCATACTCGTTTGGAGCAGATGGAAAGAACGGTATGGGTACTTTTGTGGACATTATCGCCTACCATCCTGCCTCAGATCAATTCTAGTGGTTCCTAAACGCCATGAAACGCCTGTTGCTGTACTTTCTAGCCTAAGAGCAAAAGAACGCCCTCTGAGGCGTATATCAGCCTTCTCAGTGAATAACTCTATAGGCGTACTTGCTGACTGTGTAACTGCACTTGTCTCTGTCTGGTTGTATGTAGTCCCAGGGAACCGTCTTGCCTTTAACGTCAAGTTGACCTGTGGTGTTTCGTTTGTACTCTCTCTAAATGTTATGTCTGGTATAACTTTATTTGCAAAGAAGAACTTGTCTCCATCTCCTATGGTAACCTGACTTGATTCTATAAACGATATAATTCCTGATGCAGGTGATTGCGATCCATCGTCTAAACCAAACTCATGGTAGTATAGATGATTATCTGTCGAGGCTGCCAGTGGATATAATA